GCTGCCAAAGCATCAAGTTTGGCTTTTAGAGTATTGGTAAAATCATTAGTAGTCAAATCTTTCCCCGCAACCTTGTCGACTTTCGTGTCGTAAAGTTCAGTATTCATTAAGTTTTGATTGCCAAAACCTGTCCTAAGTTGATCGCCTAAGCCATCGTTAGGACTTGATATATTATGCGTTATCTTTGCCATTTAGTACCAAGGAATAAAATTTGTAGTTTCTTGTGTGATTTCTTCCGCTCCGTATTCTGGAATAGAAATAGTTGCCATAAATTCTTTAAAATTAGTTTCATAACTAATTGCTATCGCTTCGTAATTTTTAGAGAGTTGATTTACTTTCGTATCGCTTGAATTGGTTGCGTTTTCCGCGCTTAGTTTGAATACTCCAGCGTTTGAAACTTTGTCAACCGATAAACTCAAATAGATTGAAGCCGTAAAAAAGGCAGTCATATACACCACGTAATCATTATAAATAATTAGATAGTTGCCAGACAAAGTATTTAATTCGTTGTATATCTTATTATACAACTTAGTGCCTAAAATCCTTTTTATGTGCGTTGTTTGAGCCGTGTTTATGGCGGGTTTTATGCTGTCGGTGTCGATGTTTCCATTAAATCCCGTTAAAGCCGCTATGTCGTTTGGTGCTAAAAATAGTTTCATTATTCTGCTGAGTTTTCTAGTTCCGTTTCTTCCTTGAAATCTTTAAAATCCAAAACGATTGCGTTGTTTATCAAATCGAAAACCGATTGCAAACCGTTTAAAATAATTTCACGCATTGGGTTTATGTGTCGTCTGTAAAGTCCTTTTGTCGCTACTGCGATTTCGTCTGCATTTGAACTAAAACCGTTCCCGCTGTTTGATCCTGCGAACAACACAGGAGGTGCTGAGTGAGCTACTATTAATTTTCTTTCAGATTCCTCAGCGTAAAAAACATTTTGCTGGTTCAGTTCTGGTGGGTGCAATTGATCCACAATAACCGCTTCTTCTGCACCATCGTTAAAAGCCACAATTACCGCGCTTTGGTTTTCCGTTCCTATTACTTTTTTTCGTACTTTCTCAGCTTCTGCTGTTGCTTCGTCTTTATCATTTATCCTACCATTGTTGTAATTAATGATAGTCATTGCGCCCATTGTATTTTTGAAATGCTGTTTTCCTGCGTTGGCTAATTCGCCCTCAACTTGTGCCCACGGAATCCCACTTAAATAATCAGGAATAGGAAAGAAAGGCTCGGCTGTTGGTCTCCTTACATAAAGTATTTCCAAAGGATTGCCGTTATTTTTACCTGTGAATTTAGGGTAAAGAGTTGGCTTGTATCTTGCACGATTTAACCAATCATAAGAGTACCAATATCCATCCACTTTATTTTCACCGTCATAGTTTACACCCAATTTGTAGATAGGCATATATTCTATTTTTAACGGTCTTTTGTCTTCGGGTTTAATAGCCCTGTTCCAAATGATTTGAGCCGCATAACCACCGTAAGTTTTATAATCCTGACAAATCAAAAGGATGTCCTCTTGTGATATAATTGATTTTATATTAGAGTAACATTTCTCTTCTCCTGCTTTGTCGATTAATCCCTCACCGTAAACGTAATTAACAAAAGCATTGATGATCGAAGCATTGGTAGGGCTGTCGTCATACGCGCTTTTATAGGTTAAAAAGTTCTTATTATTATCACCGTTCGTGATCCATTTACGACCATAAACAGGTTTAATGTCAATAGGTTGAAAGGCACTCATTTTAACCGCACCTTCAAACACGTGTATGTTATTTGAAGCTGTATTTACTTGTCGTTTGGCTGCCATAGTTATAATTTTGAATATCTGTACCGGACTCCAATACAATTAATTTCCCTTTGTAGATTATTTCACCACCTTTTAAGACTGTAACCTCATATTTGTTCTGCGTTTTAAAGTCTAAAGGTTGCGTTGTAAGCGTTATATTTAACTTATCATCGACTGAAAAAGTTATTGCGGGATTTATAACCACTCCCGTGTTTTCGTTCCTTAAATTAAGCGTCAAAACATCGGAAATAATAGGATATTTACGAGGTATAAGATTAATTATTAAGGGATTATTTAAAAAAAGTACTTTCATTTTTGAAATTTTTATAAAAAAAGGCGATATTAAACCGCCTTTATTCAATTATTAACTACAAAAACTAAACGTAAGCCATCAAGGCAGTGGCATAAGCCGTTAAACCTGCACCTGTCAAAAGATATTTTCTTGAGAAATCAGGCTCCATAGTCTGGAATGTCACGGTATATCCGTTTAAATCACCGATTGTACCACCTGTATCATCGTCAGCAGTAATTACTTGCGCCCCCAATTGTGAGCCAGCTACTATAATAGTTCCGTCTTTCTTTTCAATAAACAAAACCACTTCACCTTTTAACAATTCTTCAATCATTAAAGCATCTTTAATATCAGAGCCAGCCGCAACATTGAAAATACATTGAATATTTCCTGTTACACCAGTGCTTCTGTTGTCTCCACCACTTACACCATTTTCAAGGTATTTAGTGGCTGTATTTTTCAATTCTAATCTTGCTATCGTTCCTATGCCATATGGTGTAGGTAAAGCAACTACTCCGGTCGCGGTTGTTGCCACTCTATTAAGAGAATCGTATTTAGCAATGCCAATTGCCACAACTCCCGCAATTCTGGAAGTACAGGCTAATTTTCTGCTTTTTGTTAATGTTACACAACTCATATATTTTATGTTTTAAAAAGGGAGTTTTTACGCTCCCTTTATTAATTTTTATCCTCCGTAAACTAAGTTGAACTCTTGACGAGATACGTGAGTAGACCAAGCGTTAATACCTCTGAAATATTTAACATCAGAACCACCAGCGTACTCTCCAACTTCCATTGAATTGTCGTCAGATTGTAAATCCATATTCAAAGCCAAAGATCCTTTTGGCGCACCAATTACCACATCCTCTGGAAGTTGAACGAAATTAATTTTGATGTCGTTGTAAGAGATAACTCCACCTTCGTCCAAGAAGTTTTTATTTGAAGACGCTCCAACGGAATTGTTGGCAATCTTAATCAATGCTTTGTGTGACAAAGGCGCATTCAACACATAAGGCGTTGCCGTGTCGTCTCTTTGAACTACTGGTATAGCTAAATACATTTTAGCATATTCTGCGGCAATGTTTGCGCTTGTAACTGCTGAGGAAACTACTTTGATATACTTACCAAGTCCTGCTGTTTTAGTAGCATTCAAAGAGTTGTAAATAGATACTGCCAACCAACCGTCTCTAAGTGTAGTGGGTAGTGCCGCAATTACTGCTTTAGTTGATACCGAGATAGAACCTTGTGGGGCTGCTGCTACTAACGCTGCGATAGCTGCCTTAGTTGCTGCCGTTACTCCATTCCATCTTTGTACCTGTGCTTTGTGTGCCATTTTAGCACCTAACTGATCGGCTGCTAATTGCATAAAACGTGGTGCGTCGATGTTGGCTGCTCCTTTTGCCATATCTTCGCCCATAATGGTATTTCTTAACGTGTCAGTCAAAATATCAACTTTAAACTCTGTCTTAACGTGGTTAACTTGGTAATCAAACAAAGTAAAGTTTCCGTCTGCTGTAAGGGCTTGACCTGTGTAGGCTTGCTCGTTTACATCGTTAGAAGTTTCTGTTTTTACTACTCCGTGTTTTGAATCTGTGTTCAATGTTACAATTCCGTCTGCAATGGATTTGTCAACAAAAAGTTGCTCCAAACCGATTTCTGCGATTTGTGCGCCTCTTACTACTACTTTACCTGTATAATCTAATGGCATAATTTAAAATTTTATTTGTTTAAATGTTGTTTTTTGAATCTGTCTAATCTTGCTTCTTCGGTTGTCATTTTAACCTCCATAGGCAAGTCCACAATAGCTGCGGCTGCTGGTGTTTGAAGTGACATAGTAACCAAGTCCGCTTCGGCTTTGATTTTGTCGGCTTCGATAGTTGCTAGGTCGGCTTTCAGTTTTGCGTTTTCTTCTTCCAATGCTAAAACTTTGGCTTCCCAATCAACGGCTTCTGGGGTGGCTGCGTCCTCTGCGACTGTATCTGCAATAGGATCTGTTTCAGCCACCGCTTCGG